GGTAATGATATTTTAGGAATTTCTACAGATAGGTCAATCATACTGATAAACAATATACTACAAATACCAGAAAACGATTTTACTTTAACGGAGAATTTAACAAATACTCAATTAAACTTTACAGGAACTGCAACTTCAGTTTCTTATGATGCAAATAACTCATCAGTGCCAAGAGGTGGAATACCCGTTTCTATCGCTTCCAGTAATGGTTTTGGATATCAACCACTTGTTGCTGCAGGTGGAACTGCAATAGTTTCATTTGCAGGAACAATAAGCTCAGTAAGTATTGGAAACAGTGGATCTGGATATAGGGTTGGAATTCAAACAACAGTAAGAGTTGGTGTTCAAACATATAGTTCTGGAATTCCAAATATAGAATTTATTGGAACAGCTACGGTTCAAAATGGAGGCATTGTTGGAGTTAGTATAACTAATCCTGGTTCAGGATACACATCAACAAATCCTCCTGATGTAGTTTTTGATTATCCACTTTCATATTCAGGAATTCCTTTAATATATTCACCATCATACTCTGCAGGTTTTGGAACTGAAGCAAAAATTAATATAGTTGTTGGTCAAGGTTCTAGTGTTGTAGACTTTACTATAACAAACTACGGATACTCATATCGTGCTGGCGATATATTAACAGTTGAAACTGGCGATCCAAATGGAATTCCTTTAGATTCAACAAAAACTTTCCAAGAGTTTTCAATTATAATTGATAAAGTTACTAAAGATAATTTTTCTGGTTGGTATGTTGGAGGACTTAAATTATTAGATAACTTTAGTACAAAATTTGATGGTAAGAGAAAGGTCTTTTTCTTAACCGACAATGGAAATATTTTCTCTATAATATCTAAAAAAGGTTCTGAAATAGATGTTAAAGCAACAATTTTAATATTCTTAAATGATGTTTTGCAAGTTCCTGATGAGTCTTATACACTTTCGGGAGGAAGCAGAATAGTATTTACAGAAGCTCCTAAAGAAGGAGATGAATGTAAAGTTATTTTTTATCGAGGAACTGATGGAATAGATGTTGTTGATGTGGATATTGAAGATACTATAAAGGAAGGAGATACACTTCAAATAGTTAGCAACAATCCTAAGCTTTCCCAAGAATCTAGAATTGTAGATGGCATATTTTCGCCAAATGCGGTAGACACAAACTTATATTCTTCTATTGGAATTTCATCAAACTTTGAAACGGTTAGACCAGTTGCTTGGTGTAAACAAACAGAAGATTTTAAAATAAATGGTGTATATGTTACAAAAAATAGAGTTGAATATGAACCAAGAATAAACCCAGTTTCTAGTTTAATAAAGAGTGTTGGTATTGGAAGCACCATGATATTTGTAAATACTCTCAGTCAAACATTTGATTATAAAAATGAAAATGCTTTAACTTCATATATCGATCAAATAGAAATAATAGAAAATGTTGACAAAAAGACTGCAGTATTGTCTGCAGTAGTGTCAACTGCAGGAACAATAACTTCAGTAAACATATTGGATAGTGGTTCTGGATATTTGGATGCTCCTTCATTGACAATTGCAAGTCCAATAGGAATTGGTACTACGGGACAAGCTAAAGCAACTGCCACAATTTCTTCTGGTTCTATTTCTAGTATCAGTATAACAAATCCAGGTTTTGGATACACTACAGATACTACACCTTTAGTAATTGTAGAAACACCAAACTTCAATAAAGAGTATATTAAAGATGTCAGGTACAGTGGAGACTTTGGGATAATTAGTGGAATTACAACAACTTCTGTTGGATATGCCCTTACTGGATTGGTATTTCAATTACTAATACCTTCAGATTCCCCTTTGAGAGATTCAAAATATACAAACCCAACAATTACCCAAAGTTCAATTAAAGATTCTTATTACTTTGAAGTATTTAATTCTAATGTGGGCAATGGAGTTGTTTCTTTAGACGAGACTGGAAATGTTGTTGGAATTGGAACTTTGTTCTTGGATAATGTATATAAAGTTTTAAATGTTTCAAACGTAGTTGAACTTGGATACAGCTTCCCTGCAGGTTTCCCAGTTAGCATGGTAGAAGTTACTGTAAGTTTAAGCAGCTATAATGGACTATCTGGAATTGGAAAAAATAAATTCTTTGGGGAATTTACTTGGGGTCTTATTGAAGCAGAAAAAAGAAGTGATCCTAAAGAATTTGCTGTTGATTTGAATAATGGAGTTGTTGGTTTGAATAGTAGTCCAACAGTAAAAAGAGTTAATCCTTTGAAAAATAATTCATATACCGTTGTCTAATAAATAGTTTTAAAATTTTTAAGATAAATGTCAGCAATTATAACTGATCAATTTAGAATATTAAACTCGGAAAACCTTGTAAATTCTATTGGTTCTACAGACACCGCATATTATACATTTGTTGGTTTGACAAATGCATCTGATTATAATCCAAATTGGGATGCATCACCAGATGCGCCAATAGATTCTTTTAATTACTCTAATGATATTTGGGATACTATTATTGCCCTGAAAAAGGTCAATAAAGAAAATGACGTTAGAAGAGTTGTGAGAAAGAATGAGTGGACTTCCGGGACCACTTATGATATGTACAGAAATGATGTAAGCAGAGATAAGACTTCATCTCCTACCGGTCAGACTAGTTTATATTCTGCAAACTATTATATAATAAACAGTGAATATAGAGTTTATATTTGTCTTAATAATGGAATAAACCCAGACAACCCAGAAGGAAGACCTTCTTTGGACGAACCAACTTTTACAGATCTGGAACCAAGAACTGCAGGAGATAGTGGAGACGGATATTTGTGGAAATATCTATATACTCTGAAACCCAGTGAAGTTGTAAAATTTGATTCATTAAACTACATTCCAGTTCCTTTAGATTGGACTTCCTCAGATTATTCTCTTATAAGAGATAATGCAAGATTTAGCGGTCAGTTAAAAGTTGCTATTATAAAGAATAGAGGTTCAAATTTAGGAGCAAAAAGAACATACACCAATATAGATATTGTTGGAGATGGTACTGGAGGAAAGGCGACAGTTGTTGTTGGGGAAGACTCAACTGTAGAATCTGTAAATATAACATCTGGAGGATCTGGATATACTTTTGGAAAATTAGACCTTGCTTCTGGAGGTTTAGTAATACCCAGTGCTTCAGATAAACCCGTATTTGAAGTAGTAATACCACCTCCAGGAGGGCATGGAGCAGACATATACAGAGAGCTTGGTGCATATAACGTATTGATATACTCTAGGATAGAAAATGATATTTTAAATCCAGATTTTGTTGTCGGAAATAAAGTTGCTCGTATAGGAGTTATAAAGGATCCGAAAAAATATTCTTCTGAGCAACTCCTTAGTGTTGATAAGGCAAGTTCTTTAGGAGCAATAAAATTAATTGGAATTAGTTCTGCTTTGGATTATGAAAATGCTATTTATGCGGAAAATCAAATAATCACCCAAACAATTGGTGTTGGAGTAACAGTTGTTGCTAGAGTAATATATTATGATAATAAAACCGGAGTTCTAAAATATTGGCAAGATAGATCACTTGTTGGTTTTAATACAGCAACATTAGAATTATCATCAACAGATCCAAACTTTGGATATAAGGTGAACAACTTCACATCTTCTCCAGATACTGGTGGTTCTTTAACAATTTCTGGGGGGAGTATCAATTTAGACATTGATACCAGTTTTTCTGGTATCACAACAGTCATAAATAATACGACAACATATAATCTAGGACAAAATTTTGATTCTGGCATATCAAATCCAGAGGTTGAAAAATACTCAGGAAACATAATATATGTCGATAACAGACCATCAGTAATTAGGTCTGCAAATCAAAAAGAAGATATTAAGGTTATTTTACAATTCTAAGTAAAAAATCATGCCACAGGAAACTAATTTAAACGTATATCCATATTTTGATGACTATAGTACTGTAGACTATCATAGAGTATTGTTTAAACCAGGTTATCCTGTTCAAGCAAGAGAGCTAACTACATTACAGTCAATACTCCAAAAGCAAATTGAAAGATTTGGAACCCATATTTTTACAGATGGTTCTAGAGTTCTAGGTGGAGAGTTATCTTACAACAATAGATTAGATTATGTAATTTTAGAGAACTTATATTTTGGAAATGATGTTAATAATATTATAAAGGCTCTGAATGGTACAATTATTTTTGGAAAGACTAGTGGAGTAAGAGCAGAGATAATTTTTAGCATATCAAGTAGAAATTCTTATATTGGTTCAACAACTTTATATGTAAAATATATTAGTCCAGGAACCGATAGTGCTAGAAGTGAAAGGTTTATTTCTGGAGAAGTTTTGGCAGTAGAGTCAAATTTTCCAACTGATGGGCAATCTGTATCATTATCAAATGGAGTGCAACTTTCTCTTGCTGCAGGAGAAGGTTTTTGTTTAACTAGAAATTTTGATGCAACTGGATTAGCTTCTGCTGCAACTATTGAAAATGGTACATTTTTTATTAGAGGATTTTTTGTTAATGTAAACTTTTCAACCATTCTTTTAGACCAGTATAAAAATAAGGGCAATTTTAAGGTTGGACTTAGAGTAAAAGAAAAGATAATAACTTCTGACCAAGATCCTAGTTTGAATGACAATTCAAATGGGTTTTCTAATTTTGCTGCTCCAGGAGCCGATAGATTTAAAGTATCTGCTAGATTGGATAAAGTAGGGTTAAATGATAACTCAAGCAATGATTTTATAACAATTTCAGAGATAAGAGATGGAGTAGAAATAACTTCAAGAAATCTCACTCAATATGGTGAAATATCAGAAGAATTTGCAAGAAGAACTTTTGATGAATCTGGAAACTATTATGTAAAATCTCCAAAATTAGTTTTAAAAGAAACTTTAAATAACTTTAAAGGGAATAATGGCATATTTCCCCCCGATAGAGAAACTTATAATGGAAATACTCCGAGCGAGAGTTTAGGTACTTATGTTGTATCTCCAACAAAAGCATATGTTCTTGGATTTGAAGTAAAGACCATAGGGTCTACTTATTTGGATTTTAAAAAACCAAGAACAACAAAAACTTTAGAAAAGCAAAGTATAAATTATTTTACAGGACCCACGTACACATTAAATAGAGTTTATGGATCTCCTAAGGTAGGTTTTTCAGATTATTATATTAGTCTTCAGCAAGATAGAGTTGGTTCAGATCAAACCATTTCTTCAGGAAAAGAAATTGGTCTTGCAAGAGTTTATGATTTCGCTTTAGAATCTGGTTCATACAGCTCAAATTTCCCAGATTCAAATGAGTGGGATCTTTCTTTATATGATGTACAAACATACACAGAAATTACATTAAATGAGCCTATAACACTACAAACACCAACTAGAATTAAAGGAAACTCTAGTGGAGCTGTTGCGTATTTGAGGTATGATGTTTCAAACTCCGGAATTATTACTGCTTATAATTCGAGCGGAAATTTTGTAATTGGGGAAACATTTACCTTTGATGGAATAGACAATACAAGAATATCTACTAGTGTAACCTCGTATAGTCCAAGTGATGTAAAATCCGTATATGGATCAGATACTGCAGGAACTTATGTCTTTAGTGCTGATGTAAAACAAAATACTTCCATTGATGTTGGATTTGTGGGAATAACTTCTGCAGATATTTTAGGTCAAAGTTTTGTGACATCAGCAGATTATGATTTTTCAAATTCTTTAAAAATAAATTCTTTAGTTTCATTTACAAATCCAGGTTCTCAAGTTCCAAATTATTCTAAAGTTGTTAACATATCAAGTGCGGGGATAAGAATAGAAAATATAGAAACTGTTGCTGGAGTTTGTAGTGGTGTACTGCCCAATACAGGAATATCTCCCTCAGACTTTAAGATTTTAAAATCTTCATATCAAAGATCCTCAGAAAATACTCTTTACAAAAAAATACCAAAGGCAAATATTAGATCTGTAGATTTAACTGATTCGGACATAATTGTCAGAAAGCAGTATGATGTTGTTGTTACAGCAGGCCAATTAACACAGGCTGCTGGAGATGATCTTACGTTCTTACCGTTCGATGAAGAAAGATATTGCTTAACAAATTCCAATGGAGTAACTGAAGAACTTACTCCAGATAAAATTGATATCTCAGCATCAACTTCAATAACAATAAAAGGTCTGAGTAATGATGGAAATGCACGTTTAATTGCAACTTTAAAGAAAACTAATATTTCTTCCAAAGTAAAAAATAGAAATAGAGTAAACTCAATAATAGTAAATAAGTCAAAGTATGTTTCTTCTGGAATTGGAACTACGACTTTAAATGATGGTTTACAATATGGAAATTATGCATATGGTACGAGAGTTCAAGATGAAGAAATTTGTTTGAACCAATGTGACGTAAACAAAATTGTAGGAATTTATGAGTCGGATAATATTTCAGATCCTACATTACCTTCAATAGTATTTTCTAGTTTAGATGGTTCTTCCGGAACAACTTCAGATTTAATACTTGGAGAAGAGTTTTTTGGTTCGGTTAGTAACTGTGTTGGAGTTCTTGTAGAGAAAACCAGTAACCTTAAAATAGCATATTCTAAACTTTCAACACCAGCTATAATTCCAGGAGAAGTTTTAACATTTAAGGATTCTGGTATTAATGCGGTTGTATCTTCAACAGACCCAGGAGACAAAGATATAACATCAAGTTATATTTTAAAAACCGAACAAAAAAATACTTTATACGATTATTCGAAAATTGTAAGAAAAGAGAATAAAAAAGAACCATCAAAGAGAATAAAAATTGTATTTGAGTCAGCGAGTTTTTCAGATTCTGATTCTGGAGACATTACGACTGTAAATTCATATGATCAATTTGACTTCTGCAATATACTTAAAATTAATGGTATTAGGAATTCTGATGTTATTGATATCAGACCAAGAGTTCCTCAATACACTGTTGCAGAAAATACAAGATCGCCTTTTGAGTTTTTGGGCAGAAGTATTAGCACAAGTAAAAATTCTTCCAAGCATATCTTAGCTTCTGATGAAGCTTTTATTGCAAATATTTCATTCTACTTACCAAGAATAGATACAATTTACCTTTCTAAAGATGGTAAGTTCCAATTAAAACTGGGAGAACCTTCAGAGTCTCCAAAGAAGGCACAACCAATAGAAAATTCTATTGAAGTTGCAAAGATTGAACTTCCATCTTATTTGTGCGATGTAAAGGATGCAAAAATAACTCTGACAGATTATAAGAGATATAAGATGTCGGACATCAAAAAACTTGAAGATAGGATTAGAAACCTTGAGTACTATACATCACTTTCAATATTAGAATCTGAAACATCAAACTTGCAAATTACTGATGCTGATGGTTTGAATAGATTCAAGTCTGGTTTCTTTGTTGATGATTTTTCGACAACAAGAAACCAAAAGAAAGTAGTTGGAACAAAGAATTCAATAGATATCAAAAATGCAGAACTGAGGCCATCACATTACTCTACGCAGATAGATTTAAACTATTATGGGTTTACTCCAACATTTAAAGCATCTACAGATTATAGATTTGTAGGAACTGGTATTCCTGGACTTGCTTTTGATAAAAACACAATAAGAACTGGACAATTATTAACTCTCAAATATCAACAAGTTCCTGAAATAATTCAACCATATGCAAGTCAAGTAACCTGTGCAGCACCATACACCACTTCAGAGTTTAATGGTTCATTGGAGTTGTTCCCATCATCAGATACTTGGACAGATCAAATTCGTGTTGAACCTCTGGTTGTAAATG